CAATCCTTGATGACCCTGCCATAAGGTGGGTTCAACCATATAGGACCAGTGCTATCTTCAGCCCAGTTCCTGGCTAGTGCATCACGCCTTGACTGGTCTGGATGGTCAGGACCATACCAGTTATCAGGCACTAGAGTAGAAGAGGACAGTGCAGCTGCATCTAAGGTGAAGTTAAACTCAGCATTTACCTTATCAAAGTAGTCACGTGGTGTAGTCCACGTGCCATCAAGCGAGGTACGCATACCAGAAGTAAAACCTTTAGTCATTATCCACCTGTACTGTAGAAGCCTTTACCCCTGAAGGTGATGGCAGGTGAGTCCCACTTACGTACCATTGGAATATGGCATTCAAAGCAAGAAGGATCACGTGGGTCCTCGTGGATACTGCGTTCAATAGTTATTTCCCCATTGCAATCAGGGCAACGATAGTCGTACTGCATCAGAGCTTTACCGCCTCTTCGATAGGTAGATAACCTACTAACTTACTAACCTTATTAGAACGTGAGAACTCTGTTGTCGCTGGCATCCAATGACTAAACCATTCAGGCTCTGGTACTTCCATCAGGTCAAAAGAAAAGACCCCTTCTGGGGTCGAGTTAATGTAGAACGGAACTAGATCTCGTTCTGCTGCCTGCGTTATCAGCTTACGATACTTCATCTCTTCAATCAGTAGCGTGGGATAGTGAGTGTTGCGACACTTCAACTCTATGTATGCAGAAGAGTCACGACTGATGCAATCAAATGAGTCATAGATACCCTCTGACTTCTGTAAGTCAGGGTACTTGGTATCTAGTAAGAACAAGAATAGATCAATCTCTTTCATTGCCAAGGGTTGTCACCGCCTAAACCATTCTGCACCTTGCGTAATGCGCTGGTGCATCTACGATCTGCGGTAGATACTGCACACTCTAGTAAGCCTGCCACCTGTTGCAAGGTAAGTCCTTCGTGGTAGCGCATACGAAGTATGGTCTGGTCCTCTACTTCAAGCTTTAAGTATGAACGTTTCACATCAATCAAGGTAGCAAGCAGGTTACCACCTTCTGCTGGAACGCTAGGCTTCTTAGGTGAGCCATCATTGATAAGGTTCTGAGCCTGCTCTAGTACCGTGTCATCTACAATGGATGCGATAACGTGAGGTAGAACCTGTGCGATCATAGCTGTATCGTAGAAGGCTTCATCACCTGTTCGATAGCCAGACTTAGCCGCCTTCTCTTTGCGAGCATAGCGTTCTGCTGCACGTTTCATCTGCCAAGCAATACGCTTCTCATTGATAACACGTTGGACTGGGTTAGGTTCACTGAGAGCATCATTGAATTGTGTACCACGTGTAAGCGCCCAAGCAAGGCACTCTTGTAGTACATCATCTCGCTCTACATAGCCACGAAACCTACGAGCTACTGCACTAGCAACGCTAGGTGCTATGTCATAGATAGACTTATGCAGTTCACCCACGTTCAGTCTCTTCTACCTCTGGCCACACGCCATCTAAAACCATCATTGCAATAGCTGAGTAGTTCAATAGATCTAGGAATGAGTCACGCAATGACTCGTTGCTTGGCTTAACGCCAGAGTCTAGTAAGTTATTGATGCGAGCTATCTTGTCCCACATACGTACACGCAGACCATTAAGTGGTCCACCTGGTGAATGAGCAATGTTCTTTGGGCCGTAATCGTGATGCTTGCGTACCAGTAGATTGCCTGCTTGATCCATAATGCGCCAGACATCTGCGATGAACGCTGCATTTACCTTGTCGGCATCGGACGCAAGAGGATAGTCTCGGTTTCCATATTGATCTCCAGGATCTGGAAGCCCATATGCTGCAAAATCTGTACCATTTGTAGCCATTCGTCTCTACTCATCCTTCTGTCCTAGTAGCAAAGCCTTCGTTGCATCTAAACCTTTGGTCAGATAAAAGTCATTGATGTCCATTGATGGGGGTAATGTTACTATTGTGCTGTTAGAAACTTCTTGCGCGACACGCTTGGCAAACTCAGCGCCAGGGTTGGTGCCATCTTCTTTAATATCGTTGTCACCAATAACAAATACTGTGTCGTAACCAGTAAAGAGCTTGACAAAGTGTGGCTTCCAAGCCTGTACCCCAGGTACACCTACTGCTGGTATGCCAACAAGACCAGACAAGACCAGCGCATCTAACTCACCTTCACATACTGCAATGTATGACGAGTCAATAGTTATATCGCTAACGTTATACAGGTGTGCCTTCTGCCCAGTAGGTGATCCATACTTGGGCTTACCATCATCTAGTCTGCGGAACTTATAGCCCACGCAGATACCATTAGCTGTCATATAAGGAATAGATAACCAGCCTTGGTGCATCTCGTGACCATTGATGGGATCTACTACCGAGCCTAACGAGTACTGGCTAGCAACTACATCAGATATCCCACGTTCTTCGAGATAACCTAGAGCTTCTGCGCTTATGTTTTGACTGTAATGTTTGGCCGCTTCCGTCAATGATCTCGATTGCACGATTGAGGGCATCCTTAAACTCCAAGTTCTCTATGTGCATAACAACATCTACTGAACTGCCACCCTTACCGCAGGTATGGCAGAAGTACAGGTTGTCATACGTATTCATTACAGCACTACGTCTGCTGTCTGTGTGTATACAGCAACGAACCGCTGCTGACTTACCTTCTCTTACTTCTCCACCGTAATAGGAAACAATAGTTCCTATGGGGATTGAAGTTGCATCAACGGAGTGCTTTCGGTTGGACGCTTTACGAACCCTGGACCAGTCTTGTGCTGGCATACGCACCCCTTAAAATCACACTTGTCGTGCCAATGAGCTGACCGCTTATAGTGAGCGAGTCTGTTTTCTTCTCCGCCTTTAAGACAGTTCTGGCAGATCATCTTCTTCTTCTTCCGTAGTTGAATCTTCAACTACCTCTTCTACTACTGGTACAAGTATCTCTGATGTTGTGATATTGCCTTCTGGTACTGGCATTATTCGTTCTCCTTTGTCCACTCTAAATGAATAGGTCCTTTTTCTTTATGTCGTTTGATTAAAGACTGTAAACCTTTTTCGGAACTTCCTATGATTGTGATACCGCAGTTACAAACCTTAGAGTAATGCGGTGGGTCTTGATAATAAAGAATTGGCTCGCTCATTGCTTCTCCTTTAGCCATTGAGTTAAATCTTGGATGACCCAAGCCTGATCTATTGAAGCGTTGCGACGCTTAACTACAACATATGACAGAGGGACTTCCCCGATACCTCGTGCCTTTGCGTAGTTAAGCGCCTCAACTTGTGCTTCTCTCCAGAACTCAGGCAGGGAAAGGGTCTGCCTGTTCTTGAGTTCAAGGATGTAGGTTTCTCCAGATATGATAACAACCATATCACCTTCATCCTTTGCCCCAGCTTTAGTCAGACGTTCTGCTATTACGCTTTTACTGCGTAACCATTTCATTACATCTGTCTCAAACTGAGAACCTTTGCGTCCATTCTTATTCGCCATTAGATAGCACCGTATGTACTTTCCTGTTCGTTGCTGCGTAGGTAGGCCCTACCTTGCGCATCATCATCACCTATCTGACAAGAACCAAAGTTCACAAACAGCGATGCCCATTGTGAGGCATCTGCAAAGTGTGGACCAAAGCGGTTCTTAACTGATGCTACCCTGAGTAGACCCTGTGTTGGATCGTACCCAAGCGTAAGCATTAAGCTCGGCAGTTGACTCACCTTTCCGTGGATCGCACGTCTAGGTGGTGGCATCATTGGAGATCCGTATTCGCTTTGCTCGCTTACGTGATGGAGTACAAGCACACAAGCTTCAGTCTTACGTGCCATATCGTGCAACTCCATCATAATTGCACGAAGCCCAGCCCATTCGTTATCTGTTTCGGCTGCTACATTCATTAGGTTGTCTATGACAATTAGCTCTGGCATTACACCATAGAGTTCTACATAGGCTTTAATCTCCATCTCAATATCATCAAGAGACGGACTGGAGTCAAAGACCCATTGAATGTGAGAAGCCTTAGCAAGATAAGGATCGTAGTAACGCTGGCTTTTATTGATGTTGTTTTCGACAGTCACTTGTGAGTGACCCGAAAGATGAGCAGCAGTACGAATCATTACTGTTGCTGTGTCTGTATCAGCAGAAAAGAATAACGTTGGAACCTGTGCTTTGATTGCATAGATCAATGCGAACATTGACTTACCAGCATTGGGTGCAGCAGCAACCATACAGACTTGGCCACGACGGAACTTGATAGAATGCTTAACTAGATTTTTCCACACGTCTGGTAGCGGTGTGGCTTTAGTAGTCACACCACCCCAAGCACGGGATAGGTTAAGCACTCTGCTCCTCTTCCAATATTATTCGTCGTTCTCTACGTATCCTTCTGCGGTCACCATCGGTGAGTCCACCCCAGATACCGTGGCGTTCCTTACGGATACCCCACTCAGCACATTCAACAATGTGCTCGCAGTTACGACAGATTGATTTTGCTGATGCAATGCTCAGACGTACAAGCTTGCCTTCGTTTTCCTTGTCAGGAAAGAATAGATCGCCACCTACCTGAGCACATAAAGGAACCTCAAACTCGTGTGGTTCCCGCATTTGCTAAGCCCAGATAGTTGCGCACTTATCTGTTGCACCCTTTGGTGCAGCACACATCCAGCCCTTCCAAGGGCCACGAGCAGAAGTACCTGTACGGAAACTCATTA